CTGAGATTCAGGATACTGCCTGATCAAGGCTTGTGTGATGGCTTGCTTATCGCGCATTGGGGTAGATCTTCTCCCCTTGCTTGAGCAACACCACAGAGAACTTGTCTGTTCTGAACTGGGTGTTTAGTTTCCTGGCCAGGTTGATGGCGTGTCCCGGGTTTGAAAATGAAACCTTCTTGTATTTGGGTCCAGGATACTGTGTGAGCAAGTTGGAGGTCTTGAGATTGATGGGCTGGCCATCAAAGAACACAGCCCAGATTCCATCACTGGCTAGCACCTGCTCACTTTTGTAGGTTTGCTTGTTGGTGTTCTCTATCAACACCGATGGTTTGGGCCTAGACATTCATTATACTCCTACATTTATTTATCCCAAATGTAGGTAGTTTTAGAAGTCTTTACCGCCCAGTTCCACTGTTATGGTTTGTTCTTGCAGTGCCGTTAGCAGGCGATTTTGTAGTTCTGTCACAGCCAACAGCATCTTGGTTATATCACGATGTAGATCTTTGGCATCTTTCATTGGCATCATGAAGTCGCGTTGACCTCGTGATTCATGTGCCTTTACCGAATCAATGAATCGATTGATGTGGATGCTCACACAAACACCTCTTCATCCAGATAACGCCGCAGTTCCTTATCAGTGGGATCAACAGTATAATTGTGCTTGAAGAAGATCTCGTATGAGTCAGATCCATACTTGCCAATACCATATAACTTGGTAGCGTCGTTGCCATCCCAGTTGACATAGTCTGAAGTCATCCTGCGTATGCGATTCTCTTTTACTGTGCTCATGCCCAGGCTCCAGATGATATTCTTCACTGCCTCGGGTGTGCTAAACAATAGACTACCGGGCGTGGGCCAGTGATGCATGAACAAGGGATACACAGTTTTCACAGGTTTGCGGCCAGTCTGGTTTAGCATGATCACTGCTACCATGTGTCTCCACTTTTCCACATAAGGAACATCTTCCGAGCCCAGTTGTTGCTGGACCATGAGATCATCGCGCAGAGGTTCAATCATCGTGTTTGTATAAATTGATCGAGTTCAGGAGCAGTCCATCCTTCGGGTTTGAGAACTTTACCATCTTCGCGTTTGTTCACGCGACCGGTGGCGGGATCGATCTTGGCAAAGTTGGTTCGCATGACTTCGTTCCATGCACCTTCGCCATCTGCACCAAGACTGTGGATAGCACCAACTGTGACCACAAGGATGTCGATCAAGGCATCAAGACATTCTTTAGGATCGGCAGCAGCATTGGCAGTCCAAAGTTCATCTACTTCTTCTTGGATCAGTTTGGTGTAGAGATTAAACTGTGGTTCGTTCCATGCACCCACTGTTTGGTTGCATGCTCGCATGAATCGAGATTGATCAAGGAAGGGGTTTGACATTGGCTTCTTCTTTAGTGTAAAATGGACCTTGATATGGATATCGTTCCAAGGTAATTAACTTGGGGCTTTGAACTATACTCCAAGTGCGGCGTTGTTTGACCTGATACCAACCGGCAGCATACCACGAGCGTGATTTGTTGTTCTTGGTAAACAAGGGCAATTTGTGTTGAACATTCCAGATAGGGTTGTATACTCGTGATCCTGAAGGATAACCTTGCACTTGGTAACTGGCAGGCTCCTTACTAGGCTTGTTCCCCACTGCTGGAAATTCGATGTCAACTTGTTTGCGAATCATGGCCATGGTCTTGAATGGAATGACCTGGTTGTTGATCCTCACTGCGAAACCATCTCCTGTGGCTTCGATATTACCAATCTTCTTGTTATCCTTAGTAAGGATGTAGAACTGGTCTTTAACTATGGGCTTGGCTATTATGCTCATCTAAGGTTCCTTTGTATGTGTTGTTGAGCCAGGCTGCGTATTGCTCCGGCGACTCAGATATCTTTGTGAGTTCGTATTTGCCGCAGAATTTCATGAATCGCACACCCACTTGACCGATGTCTTTGTGGCTGATCTGTTCACGAATAGCACCATCTACTTTGGCTTTGATCTCTTCTGGCTGTGCAGTGAGATCCACTAGCACACGATTGCGTTCGTAGTCGTCTTTCACACGATGTTCCACGCCATTGTGGTCGGACCAGCGTTGCAGCATGAGATTGTTCCAATTGAAGCCGCGGTTAGTGCGATCTTCAAATGCTTCGCGCAGACCCACTTTGTTCTTGGTGCCTTTTTCACGCACACCAGGGTAAGCAGAGAACACATTGTCTGATGTATCGCCGCGCATGCACTTCTCAAACAGCAGCCATTCCGGGTCCGGAATCACTTTGTCTGTCTTGGTCTTTTTGTCTTGCACACGCCGACCCTTGGCATCAAAAATGCCGTTAACCGTATGTAGTTCATCGGTTATGCCATTGTATTGGCTCACATTGGGTGCTAGTAGCTGCACAAAATCTGTATCTGATGAAATTATGTAATGCTCGTCCTGTGGATGCAATGCGATCCAACGAGCAATGATGTCGTCTGCTTCGGCTTCTGGGTGTCGGATGACACTACAGTTGGTGCTTTCAGCCAAGTATTTAGTGAAGCTATCATAGGTCTCCCAGAACAATTTGTCCTCTTCTTGTTCTGTCGCGCTGAGTGCAGCACGGGCCACAGCGCGATTTTTCTTGTAGGGTTCGTAGAAGTCCTTGCGCCAGCTGCGTCCTTCCAGTGCGAAAACCACGTGGTCCGCGGCAAACTTCTTATTGACCTTGTTCACTGAACTCATCACGATATGCAGGGCATAGCCTAGTTTTTCCCAAGCATCTGCTGCGCGGAAAACCGAATGGCGGGCGCGGAAAAAAGTATTTGCTGTATCAATCAACAGATATCGCATCGGGTTTCCATATGTTGTTTTCTATACAGTATTGTAACACAAAGTCCGCCCAAAAGCAATGGGCATCTTTGCCGAAATGCCAAGAATCTGGTGTTACCGTATCGAATCCGGCTTCACGCAAGATCTGATCGTATGTGTATTTGGAATAAGGTGCGATGTATGCGTTGCTCCAATCAACTTGATGCCATACACCATTACGGATTCGATCGAATGAATTGTTGCCGTTAAAGAACACATGCGGGATCTTTGCTGCATCTAGATCCAAGTGCAGTTGCCATATTTCATCATGCCAGTGTTGTTGACACCAAGTCCAATCTACACCAACTACAAATCGCTTGTATTGATCTGCCAGTTCTTCAGGAACCCAATCTAGCCCCGAACTACCAACCTGTAAGTATTCACCATTGTGCAACCATTCTTCGCGTTCCCAAGTGCTCCATTGTATCACTGCTACAGCAGATTCCCAAGGCACCAAGTTCTTCATCCAGTCACGTGTGGTTCTTAGGATACGAGCGTTAGAGGCAGCAGATTCAGCATCACAGATTAACTCTGCATTCAATCGATTAGCCAGTTGTTGTCCCCAACTTGCTTGAAGATTTGCAGGGTGTGGGCGCCGACCTAATTCTGGATAGCCATCGTCTTCTGCAAAGGCGGCCGGACTCGCTGCCTCGGCAGCGGCAGTATGACTATCGCCATTAACATAGAGAATCATATATTACCGTTGCCCAATGTTGATGACCATCTTCCATCGGATGCCCAACTGAGTCACATTTAAAATTTTTACAACTATCTTTCATAGTAGTGGTTGGCCAACCTATCCAGTTGTCTTGATCAATTTGTTCGATAAGATTTTGTATCAACTCTACATTATGATCACGTGCATCAACTGGAGGGAAAGGCAAATTTTCAAGTTTAAAAAATTCATATGAATCTTCACAAAGTTTAGCAAGATAGTTTTGATCAATTATCAACGGATCGAATGCAAAAAATTGTTTCAATTTTATTTTTTTCTTCTCACACAACATCTGAAGTGTGATGATATCACACAGTAGATTTTTGGTCCAAACAAACTGGTTGTAATGCCATCGATAAAATTTAGTTTCAAAATCTCTGAGATATTCTTCAGAAGGATTGCTTTGTAAGGAACTATCCTCTAGACTTATACCATTGGGCATGATCTTTAAGTATGACCCATTGTGTAAAGGAATTTCTGATCTTGCTATTCCGGTCCACCCTATTACTAAAACATCCACATCCCGATTTAGATGAAGATGCTGAATGGATGTTCTAAAAATTCTTTCATTGCTTCCGCCACCGATTGCAAGATTATATATATCTGTGTTTAACATTTCGCCCAGTCGAAACGGCCATGCCATTTTCTTCTGAACCAACGTATAACCTTCGGTAAGACTACATCCGTTAGCCACCAGTGACATCAATTGGACCTTGATAAAATTCAACAGACAACTTCGACATCACATTATTATATAAATTATCTGGATCTAAACATTCTCCCGAATCTGTAAAATCACAGGCTTGATCAAGTTGCCAACTGCGATCATCTTCAGTGAAGTTATTTTGACGTTCAAATTTAATAATTTCAGCAGCAATTTTACAACTATGATTTAATTCTATTGGTTGAAAATTTGTTTGGTTTGTTGTTTGTATTGCTTCAATGAGGCTGCTAGATGGCATTTTTTTATTCACTTGAAAATATAGATCGCACATAAACTCTACATCAAATGTCTGTTCAAAATTTATGTTATAATCGTATAAGTTAAAAGCTCTTGCTATAGCATCGTCAGATGCCCAGTTAGAAAACGAATAATACAATCTGTCAAGAATTTTACGGTTTGTCACATGAAGATTTTGAAATCTTTCTGGTAGAACTGTTATCACGTTTTTTTGATAAAACAACAAGAAATGCCGATCTAACATATCAAAAGTTGTATGGATGCATATTTTGGTATCAGGAAACGACGATATAATTTCCTGATCAAACTCATGCAATTTCACATACTCAGGTTCTAGGTGAGCTCCGACATCAAATAAATTATTCAACAATTTATTTTGCAGAACAGCAGCAACGAATCCCAGTCTAGATCCGGGCGGCCCGTGTATAAGGAGATTCACGATACTTCAGATCGACCGTTTCCGACATCAGTGCTGCGAACCCACATGCCACTCTTAGCGATGGCTTCTTCTTGTTCCCAGGTCTCCATAACCACATGTCTACATACATTTTGGAACCAACGGTCCACAATCTCTGCATCAGTGTCATCCTTCTTGATCATGTAGCCTGCCTTGACCAAGCGAGCCACAAAGATCTCGTTCCAGTCCAATTCAAATGCACCTTGATGCAAGTTGTCAAGATCCACATCCAGACTTACAATGTTCACATACGGTTCTTTTTTGTCTGTGGCAATCTGTTTAGCAGTCTTGGGTTCTTCCTTGACTTTCTTTTCTCGGGGTGCAGGAGGTTCCACAGGCGTTGGTGCAGCCGCCATGGCCTCTAATGCTTTTTCTTTTCCGCCAAATAATCTATCAAACAGTCCCATCATGCATTCCTTTTCAGTTGCCACAGCAAGAATTCAAACTTGTCTATGTAGTAATCTACAAAAATAGGCTCGCCCGGTCCGGTGATCATTCTACTGCCCATATAACATTGTTCTAACCAAAGAGTCTTTTCAGTCAAAAAGCACTTTCTCGGCCACAAGCAGAAATGTAGATGCCAACTAATGGCGCGAGTTAATCCATAATCCTCACTTGGTGGAGATCCGGTCACACTATCCATGGGCATCCGCATTGGATCCATGATGCCCATCATGTGCCCCATTCGTTCTTGAATAGTGGCACTTGGAGTCGATCACTGTACCGCCATCCTTTTCGCATTGCCATTTCTGCCACCGCCCTATTATTAAGAGCGTACACCCGTTCAACACCACCAACAGGCATAATATACACAGGCCCCGTAAAGCCCCCAGCACGAAACTCTTCCACGGCTCTTTCAGCATCAG